GACCAGTGCTGACGCTTACACTGGTCCCTGTAAATAGTTAAATATACAGGGTTGATAGCTCGCCTTTACGCTAATCGCGTCCCCAGAGTCGGGATTGCTAGGCCCGCTACTCTACGGGATTACACTAGGTTGTCTAGTGCTTTCAGCGGCTCTCTATATTCAGTTGTCAAAGTAGCTAGGCCAATGGGTTCGCGCGGCGTCTCATAGGACTTAATACCTATACTCGGCCTTGTCCGCCAGGCTTTTGCCTTTTCGTGCGCCGAGTGATCGGCTCGGTGATTTTGTTATCTCATAGCCTGATCAATTTGTCAAGTCCCTTTCGCGCTTCGAGGGTCAACCTGCTGATTCTATTACCTTTTAACCTTGGCAAATTGTCAAGCCCCTTGCGCTAATGCAATTATCTTACGTATTTTGCAGTCTAGAGCGATAGACCCGCGGACATGACGCATGGCGGGTGCGCCACTAACGCTCAAGCAACGCGCCTCCCGTTGCTATGTTTACTACTATACTACTACTTATCTAGTGGCTCACCTTGGCTCATAGCATAAGCATAACACATTGATATTACTATTCTTTCAGCCATGACCTACGGCTTAGTAAGCCGTTGCCCCTGCCCCCAGTACACAGGGAGAGGGGGGAGGGGGGGGGTGGGGGCCGCGGGCGGGCGGAGTGCTCGGTCTACGGGCCGCTTTGCATCCGGGACCAAAATAAACACAAATAACAAGGGCGCAAGGTGGGTCGGGGGGTACATAAACAACTTCGATTATGATATAATCAAGATAGGGCGGGCGGGATGGTACGACTCGCCGCCCACCACCACTAGATATTGTAGGGCTACCCCCAGGTGGCCCTTTTTATTTGGGGCAAAACACAATATCTTGTGGTAGGGGGGTACATAAACAACTAAATATAGTGTATACTAGAGATAGGAAGTAGATTCTTGATGTTTGACGAGACTAGTGAAGTCCTCTTCACTGTTCCTGAGTTTGCTGTCCTGGTTAAGCGCCAGGAAGAAACGATCCGAGCATCGCTACGGGATGGAAGACTCAATGGAGTCCAAGCACATAAGAAGTGCATCTGGTACGTCCCCGAGAGCGAGCTGGTGAAATACTGGGGAAATCGGTACGGCAGACCCAGGGACAGAGGGGAGGATGATCGGGATGGGAAAGAACAAGAAGGCAAAGAGTAAGAGGGCGCAGACTAGGACTTCCGATGCGATCTCCACTAAGGAGAGTCGCAAATATAGTTTGCCCAAGAAGAAGAAAGGTAAGAGGTAATGGGACAGGCTACCGACGGATACAGGGTATGCGATGAATGTGGGTCGCTGTATCTCCATTTCTGCATCCACTGCAAAAAGTCCGGGATCGAAGAGCGCGTGTACGAGATCATGGGTCGGTACGATCTTAATGAGGAAGAGCTGATCCGCATCCTCTCCGAGCACATTAGGGAGGGGAGCTTTCCCGCCCTCAACCTAGCGATCACTATGCGGGAGATGAAGCCCGCCGCCAAGACGGAAGTGAACCTGACGGCTGGTACTGAGATCAAGGACGCCAAGGAACGCCTGGGCGGTTTGCTGGAGCGCCTGGCAGCCGAAAGAAAGCCCGCCGAGAAGAATAGTGACGAGTAGTGGCAGCGTCATCGAATTTCTGTCTTCTCTGGACGAGGACGACCGCGCCGCCACCCTCAAGGGTTTGAGTTCTGGCGAGGTCCGGGCGGTGCTAAGTGGACTCGACCAGGAGTACGCCCGCAATCCGTGGGCGTGGTTTCTGAACGAGGTGAACACGCAGGATGAGGCGACGCAGGCTATGCGTCCCTGGCCCGATAAGGCGTACCTAAAGGACTTGGTGTGGCTGCTCGACAACCATAAGGGTATCGTGATCCCCAAGTCCAGGCGCATGATGGTCAGTTGGGTATGCGCTGCCTGGGCAGTATATCGGGCGCGCTTCCAACCCTACCATGCGATCTTCTACCAGTCCGAGACTGAGGAGAAAGCGGCGTTCATTACTGACCAACGCTGCTGCTTTATCGAGAACAACTTGCGCGAGCCATTACTTCGTCGCAAGTTCAAGGCGATCAAGACACACCAGGGCCTTGTTGGTCGTATTACCTACACCGACACTGGTTCCTATATTTGGGCAATACCACAGGGCGATGACGCTGTCCGGTCCTTTACCTTTTCGATCCTGATCATGGACGAGTCGGAGTTCCAGCCCGAAGCAGATAGGGCACTCATCAGTGCCCTACCGATTTGGGAGAAGGGGGCGCAGCTCATCATTCTGTCTACGTCTAACGGACCCCAGGGCATCCTGGCCGGAATCTGTCACGAAGTAGGGTTTACTAAATTCATATAGGGGTGTCCCAATGTTTACAGCGGGTTTACTGTCGGGTGTCCTAGTCGGAGTAATACTTTCGGTAGGTGTGTTGGTGGGTGGATACCTCCTATTGAAAAAGTTCTTCACGCACCTCTAGACAGTGACGACGGACATTCTACAACCAGTACGCACGCCCCGCGGGTTCGTCATGGTCCCGGTACACTACTCCCACGACCCGGAGAAGAACGACCAGTGGAAGTCGGGCGCAATCGAGAAGTACCGGACCGAAAACGACGACTGGCAGGGTTCGTGGAACCGGGAGATGGAGATGGACTTTTCCTCTGTCTCCGGAGCCGCAGCCTACCGTTTTAGTGCTGCGAACTTCCTACGAGGTCTGGAGTACAGTGTATCCCTTCCACTCTGTCTCACGATGGACTTCAACGTGGAACCTTGCGTGTGGGAGGTGGCCCAGATTGTACGCGGCCTGGTCTGCTTCATCGACGAGATCAGACTGTCCCCAGCCTCTATCGAGGAAATGGTCCGCGAGTTCCGCAATAAGTTCCCGGCGCACCAGGGCGAACTATGGATTTACGGCGATGCTACCGGGAACGGACGTAATCCGCAAACGGGCAAGTCCTGCTACGATCTCGTGCGCCTGTACCTCCGGGGCTACCCCGCCTCTCAGGTATGGAAGGTCCCAGTGGTCAACCCCCAGGTTATCGACCGGATCAATGCCTTCAACCTGAAGATGCGCGGAGTCGATGGTCAGGTTGGTATCCTCATTGACCCCGATAAGTGCCCCGAGCTGACCCGCGACTTGAAGGAGGTCGTGATCAGGGGAGGGAAGATCATCAAAGTCAAGAAGCGGGAAGACCCCTACTTTTACCGCACACACGCGTCTGATTCTGCGAGCTATCTCGTCTTCAGAGAATGGCCGGTGGTTAGGGCGCTGATGGCAGCAACCCCAAAGAGACAAGCCGCCGATAGAAGGTATCAGCGAGTCCTAGGAGCGATGAGATAATGGGAAGTCTAACAGATGCCTTAGAAAATGAAATCCTAGACCATATACTCAAAGTGGGGGCCTATTCTCCCGCTGGTACGGTCTACCTCGGTCTGTCTACGGCTGACCCCACAGATACCGGGTCCGGGTGGGCCGACCCAACTTACACCGGGTATGCTAGAAAGGCTATCGCCTTCGGTGCGGCGGCTTCCCGGAGGATAACACAGAACGCCGATGTTACCTTCGACCAATGCAGTGCTGGGTCCAGTACCGTCACACATTGGGGACTGTGGTCAGCAATCACCAGTGGGGTACTGTTGGCATACGGGGCCTTCGGCACACCGAAAACTATTGTGGTGGGTAATACTCCAAAAGTATTAAGTGGACAGGTATATGTCGAGTTCAGTGCCGTGTCTGGAAAAGGGGTTTACACTGCCTATGCCAACCTAATTCTCGACTGGTTGCTCAGAGCACAAGCTCTTGCCCAGCCGACCAACGTGGACCTGTCTCTACACACCGCAGTATGCGCCGACACTGGCCCCGGTACTGAAGTTACTGGCGGCAGTTACGCCCGAAAGACGTGCAATACCTGGGATACTGCGGCTAGTGGTGCCTCGGAGAATACCGGAGCACAGGACTTTCCTACAGCGACGGCGGCCTGGGGTACGGTCGTGGCGATGTCTGCCTACGATGACGCCGAGCCTATGATTTATACTAACGATCCAACGGACCAGGCTGTAGCCAGCGGCGATATATGCCGGGTGGAAGACGGCGGATTTGACGTAACCCTGAGTTAAACAAAGTATGGCGCGTCTATTCACATCAGGTTTTGAACTCAACTCCCTTACGGCGAATGTGGAGTTTGATTCTACTGTCGGAACAATAGGTAATCCCGGCTTCTCCATTCAAAGCGGCGCGGTCATGTCGGGCGCTTATTACGGAATGTTCAATGATCCTGGTTCAGCAGGAACTTACGGAATGGCCCAGCGGATGCTTCCTGCTCTGGCGTCGGGAGGAACTTATTACTTTCGCTTCAATCTAAAAGTCCACGCCTTCCCAACCACAGCCGACGGCTTTGTTTATATAGCCACGATTCAGGACTCCGCTGCTGGTAATACGTTCTGTGTCGGCCTAACTCCCGGTGGAAAACTTCGAATTTATGAGTATTACGGCTCCACGCAAATAGGTTCTGACAGCATCACAACCCTGAGCCTCGATACCCTTTACACGGTCGAGCTTTCCTACACCTATACCAGCGGGGCGCTTGTCCTAAGAATAAACGGCTCACAGGAAGCAAACGGAACAGGCACTAGCGCCGTAGCTATAGTCCGGTATAGCGTTGGCTGCACTTATGGTGCTACTATGCCAACCGCGGGTCAATGGTACATTGACGATTTAGCCGTCAACAACACCGTGGGCAGTTATCAAAACTCCTGGCCTGGGGTGGGGAGGGTTATCTGTCTTCGACCTAATGCGGCTGGAGACTCTGCCCAATGGCTTCGTGCTGGTACTGATTCGGGAGCTAATTGGTCGCAGTGTAATAATATCCCTCCCAACGATGTGACTTCCTATGTCCGAACTTCAACCGTTAATTATTTGGATATGTATGGTTGCACCGATTCCGGTATTGGGGCGGGGGATACGGTAAACGTAGTGGAAGTGGGTGGTAGATTTTGTCGCTCGGCTGCAACCTCTCCATCTTTCAAATTCAGATGTATCAAGACTGGAAGCGGCACTCAGGCGTTAAGTGCGGCAATAACTCCAAATTCTGCAACATGGCGATCCAATGCCCTTGCATCGCCGTGGACTAGTCCTCTTATACAATATCTTGACCCCGACGGATCGGCCTGGACTCAAGCTACTCTAGATACTATGCAAATAGGCGTGGTCGAGACAACTGATCAGGTTGCTTATGTCTGGGTATCGTCAGTCTGGGCGATGGTTGATTACTCCCCCGGCTTACCGATTAAAATATTCGCGGGGACGGCTCAACTAGTATCGCTGACCCCGAGTGCGATTATTGGAATCATCCGCGCCTTGTCCGGGGTTTCCACTCTTACGTCCTCTACTCCTAGTTCCCTATTAACTATTACCAGACTTCTATCCGGTGCGGCATCGTTATTGTCCACTACCTCAGACGCTAATCTACTGCGCCTAATAGGATTGGCCGGCGCGGCGCAACTAGTGTCGGCCACTCCCGATACAATCCTGCAAGTGGCCCGAATCTTGGCGGGAAGTGCTGACCTAACATCCTCCACCCCAAACTCTGTCTTAACCGTACTCCGGGTGTTGGCTGGGATCGCCGAACTAGTATCGCTAACCCCGGATGATGTCGAATTAACTCTAGGGGCGATAGCGAAGATATTCGCCGGGACTGCCGCTTTACAGACCACTACCCCAGATGCAGTATTGACCACGATCCGTAGTTTGGCCGGAGCCGCGGGGATTATCTCCCTGACCCCGGATGCGATCATAACGATCACACGCGTATTGGCGGGAATTGCCGAATTAGCCTCCGCTACCCCATCTATTTCTTCGGTTGTGATTCGTTCTATGGCCGGGGCGGCTAGTATGCAGACTTTTACTCCCGACGCAATTTTGCAGATTCTCAGGATTATAGGAGGAGTAGCGACCCTATCGTCTACGACTCCAGATAATATCGAATTAGTCATCTCTGGTCTGATCATCCTGGCTGGGATTGCTGCTTTGCAGAGTAGTACGCCGGACACGTTACTGACTGTTGCTCGTAATCTATCGGGGTTGGCTTCCCTTATTTCATCAACACCGGATGGTGTTGACCTCGATCTTGGAGCAGTTCTCGAAAGTCTTATCTGGCTGTACCGTCGTCGGAGAGGAAGATAATATCATTATAAAGAGGTAAGGAAATGGCAACAGCGGTTAAGACCATATTGCACGATTCGGTTAAATTAAAGGTAATACAGTGGATAATTACATCTACTGATACCGACGGTGCCCCGTACATCTTTAGTGGACGGTATCCAGACAAGAGTATTCATGTGTTCGGTACTTTCGGAACTGGGGGTGTGGTTAAGGCGCAGGGAACCAACGAGGTGTTATCTCCGGCCAACTGGTACAACCTCAACGATCCTCAAGGTGCTGAGATCAGTATCAATGCCGCCAAGATCAAGGAAATCCTCGAAAACGTGTATCAGTTTCGGCCCTATCTTAGTGCTGGTACTGGTACAGCGCTTACCGTCATCCTCTGTTTGAAAGGGTAATCTATCATGGCCAACGCAGCATATTCAGTAGTATACGAGAGTGCCAAAACCAAGGTCATTAAGTGGACCCTCAAACACACCACTACTCCCTCCTTCGACGAGCGTTGTGGAGCACCCTACAGTTTCTCGGGTCGCTATCCCGATAAATCCGTTCAGATGTATGGCACTCTCGGAGCCGGGACTGTGAAACTGGAGGGGTCTAATGAGGTTGCGGTGGCCCCGACAAGTTGGGTTTCCCTTAATGATCCTAATGGCAATGAACTCGCCTTCACCACGTCTACAAAACGTATTGAGGAAGTATTAGAGAATCCTATGCAGATAAGACCAAACTTCACCACGCCTGCTGATGATGTTGAAGTGGTGGTCTTGCTTCTGATAAAGAGTAATTAAAGGGGTATATAAATGACCACCGAAGAAGCCTTACGGGTAGTTGAAAGTGTACTCAACGAGTACAGCGGAATCAAGAGATTGGCCGAGATACTTGAGCCGATTATGCAAGCGGAGGTCAGGATAGCAGAACTTGGGATTCAGGCCGGTGTATTGCAGAAAGGCGTTGACGAACTCAAGGCGTCAAAGGTCGATCTGGAACTAGAGATCGCCGAAGCGAAGAAGGTTGCCAAGGGCGCGCACGTTGCTACCATTGCCAGGATGCGTAATCTTGAGACCGCTAAGTGGGATGAGGTCAAGGTTGCCGAAGCTCGCCTGGAAGGTCTGCGTGTCAGAACCGCCGAGATGGAGAACTCTTTCTCTGCCACGGCTGGGGAAATAAGCGACTATATCGCCGGTCTAGAAGTCAAAGCAGAAGCCGCCGAATACCGCCTGGAGAAGGTCGAAGCGAAGATCGCCGAATTGAAAGGTATCTAATATGGGTTGTATCTGCTGCGGAAGAGAAGAGGCCGAAGTAAAGCTGCCTGCCCACATGGGCAACCTGCGGGCTTGTCATCCGTGCGTTTTCAAGCATGGGTCTAAGGAACTAGCCGCAGAGGCGGATCGCCTTCTAGTGGAATGGTATCTGGGTAAGCCTCATCAACCCGTCTGCCTAGTCTGCGGGGACCCGTTGGTTATCTCCCTGGATGGATCGCGCCCCATGTGGTGCGATAAATGCGAAGCAAAACGGGTGGCTTACGTCAATGCCGGACACTAATAAACTCCCTGTAACCGGGATCGAGGACATCCTTGGAATGAATAAGGCCGGACCCGACATAGAGGTGGGTCCCGATCCTGGCGTGGAAGCCAAACTGAAGTACGGCGGCAAGCAGCACGGAGATGTTCTAGACCGGGTTCTGGCTAGACTGAAGATGGCGAAGGATTCCGTCCAGCAACGCTACGATTCCTGGGATAAGGTTGACGAGCAGGTCCGCCTCTACGTCAATACCAGCCGCGGGGCCGAGCGTCCTGACGGCACCACCATGACTGACACTACCGAGTTCCCATTCGAGCGCGGTATCGTGGTGCCGGTCTCCTACGCCGTCCTCACCGTGCGTCTTTCCCAACTGATGAGTATCCTGCTCAACCGTAACCCCCTATGGGAGATCGACGGTCGAGGACCGGAGGATATGCAGACTGCCCGGCTCGTGGAGACGGCCATAGAGTACGATATGCAGCAGTGTATGTCGATACTGACCCTCTTTACACAGATGCAGGATGCCGAGAAGTACGGAATCGGGATTATCTACGACGTATGGGAGACTGAGGAAGGGTGGGTGTCGCGTAAACCAGCGCAAAACGCCCAAATGGTTTCTGACCTGTTCGGAATATCTCCCAGATCGCGCAGTTGGGCAACCGTCCGCGAGTTTAACAGTTGGACTCCTATCGACCCGTACCGATTCTGGTGTGATCCGCGGGTTCCAAAGGCCAAATTCCAGTCTGGCGAGTTCGCCGGGCACCGCTTCAACAGGTCGTACCTATACCTAATAGAGCGTTCCATAGATAACGGTGGGTCCTACTTCAATATCGAGCAGTTACCATCCAAGCAAGCGGAGTTCAAGGACATCTCCCCCAAACGCGACTCGATCATGGCCTCCTCAAACGAACTGAGGGCCACCACCGACGACAAAGACAAAGGTTACTTCATTGTAGACCACCTCCAGGTCAGGCTCATCCCGAAGGACTGGGGACTAGGCACTGGCGAACTACCTGAAATCTGGTGGTTTACTATCGCTAACGAGGCGGTGATTATCCGCGCTCACCAGAGTTCATACGAGCATGGGCAGTTCACCTATTCAGTGATCGAATCGAACTACGATGCTCACGCCCTTTACAATCCGGGGAACATCGAAAACATCAGTGGTCTTCAGAGGTTTATGAACTGGCTGCTAAACAGTCACTTCGAGAACATCCGCAAGGCCCTGAATGATGTGCTGATCTACGCCCCGAGCCTGATCGAGGAAAGCGATCTGCTCAATCCAGGCCCGGCCCGCCATGTGCGCCTATCGACAAAGGGCGAGGAGATGCTGCTTAGTGGAATCCTCCAGCCCAGTCAGTTCGTACAACAGCTACAGGTTGGCGATGTGACCCATCCCCACCTGGCAGCTTTCCAGTTCATGTACGAGATGGTGCAACTAATGATGGCGACCAACGACCCGTCTACTGGTCAACCCACGCAGAACAAGAAGACTCTCGGGGAAGTGAATCAGATGATGATGGGTTCGGGTAAGCGGATCGCCCTGTCGTTCCGGTTGTATGAGGCGATGGGTTGGCATCCAATGATCCTTCGCGCTATCTCCAACCGGCAGCAATTCACTAGCCTAGAACAATTCATGCGGATCAGCGGGGACTCCGCCGCCGAAGACATTCAGGCGACAAAGCGGGTAATGGTTAGGCCGTGGGACCTCCAGGGCAATTATGACTACATACCCCGCAGTGCCACCCTGCCCCCCGACCCATCCCGGCAAGCTATGGTATGGGTGCAGTTGATGTTGGGATTGGGTAAGTTCCCGCAGATCATGGCACCTGGACCGGATGGCAAGGCACTGGACGTGCGGAAGATATTCAATGAGGTGGCCCGTAACATGGGTGTGCGGAACATAAGCCAGTTCTATACCCAAGCGCCTCAGATGCCACCGATGGGTGCTCCCCCAATGCAGGTTATGCCTGACCATCAAATTGCTAACGGGGTACAGCGCGGCGATCTGGCAGCAATACCCGGCAGACTGCCCGGTGTATCAGGGATGACACCATAATGGCGAGAACGGAATACCCTGAATATAATGAGGGCCTGGCGAAGCGCAAGGTTGAGATTATCGAGCAGCGCGAGGAGGAGCTTGAACAGCTCCGCCCAGCCTACCTCGAAGCTCTGAAGATTACGAAGGGGCGCTCTGACGGCAAAGATGTGATTGACCTTGCGCGCCTGCTGAAGACCTACCAGGCTGGCGAATCGCCCGATAAAGCCATCTACATATTGGCGCAGGCTACCATGCTGGTGAATAAACTGGTACTGCCCTTCGCGGTAGTCGTCGGTTATACGACGAAAGAGCAGGAACTAATCAAATTGAGGAAGTAACGGGCTGACCTACTAAGTGGGAGCCTGAAATCAAATATCCACCCCTGCCGATCTGCGAGACGGAAGCAGGAAAGGGAGCTTATGGAACCAGAACCGAGTCAAAACGATAACAATCCAGAAGGGGTACAGTTCCTAGACGAACTTCTAGGCAAAGCCGTACCCGGAGAAGGCGACAGCCTTAACCCACTGGCCGATCCTGAACTCGAAGACAAGGGCCAACCAGAACCGGAGCCCAAGCCCGAGGTCAAGAAGCCCGAGGTCGAGGCAGTACCCACACCGGAACCCGAGGTAGCGCCAAAGTCCGTTCCCGAAGTCAAAACCTGGGAGTACAGAGGCAAGCAATACACGCTGGATCAGTTGGTTGAACTGGGGGTATTGGACGATGTTATCCAAACCGCCCGCCAGTTCCCCACTATCCAGACCAAGTACCAGAGTCTCCTTGAGGAGAAAGCCGCCCCCGCAGCCCCCGGCGTGAGTGCTCCGGCACCGGCACCGCAGGGTCCGAGTGGCGACCAGATTCTTCAGGCATACACCCCCGAAGTGCAGAAGATGGCAGACGCGGGGTACATTGAACCGGAGGCATTTGAGGTATTCCCGAAACTAGTATCAGCCCTAATGTTCCATCGTGATCTTCTCTACGATGTGCGCAATGCTGTAGCGTCGATTATGCAGAGTGAGAACGTCCGCACCGAAAACTCGCAGAAGGAATCTATGCTGAATTATGTTGGCGGACTCTGCGACAAGGTAGCTGGTGAGGGCGAACACTTCTCCATTCTGAAGGACGGAGAGATTCGCAAGGGCTTTTACGGATATTTGGGGACCCTGAATGTCCCGATCAATCAAGTGACCGAGGACTTCATCCGCAAACAATGGGTGGCGTACAACGCCGATCCGATGTTGGAAGCGGTGCGGCTTGCTAGTAGTGGGCAGAGGGAAGCGGACGCTAAGACCCGGCGTAATGCCAAGGGCGAGGGCGGCGGTGTAAGACCCGCACCCTCGAAGCCAGCGCCCGCAGGAACCGATCAGGAACTAATCGAATCCTTTCTGGGATAATACCTTCTAGGAAGGGAGAAGTGAAATGGCCGTATTAGGAATGAGGGGTAGCGGTAGCTGGTCTGCGGACGAGCGCCCCAAGAATTACCGCGAAGCAATTCTGTACCTGTATCCGAATGACAAGGCTCCCCTAATGGGGTTCCTGTCGAAGCTGGCGAGTGAAGCCGTTGATGACCCCGAGTTCAAGGTGTTCATCAAGGGACTTCCCGCACAGCGCGCCTTGAACGAGGACGTTTACAACAACACCGACAATCCGTTGACCATGCACCTCAAGACTGCCGGTGACTACAAGATGTTCAAGGCTGGACACGTCGTCATCAATGAGCGTACCCTGGAAGTAATGTGGGCTACGTCAGTTCTGAGCACTGGTGGCGCTGGTGGTTCGATGGTTCTAACCCGCGCAATCGGTGCCCAGGGGATGACGGCTGGGGCTGTCGATGATCCGATCCTGGTGGTTGGCTCCCGGCACGCTGAAGGAGCGTCCGTACCGACTGCCATCGCTTACGACCCTAGCGTCGTAACGAACTACACTCAAATCTTCCGCAACACTCTCGACCAGACCAACACCGCCCGCGCCACTCGGCTGCGGACTGGTGATCAGGTCAAGAACGCGCAGAAGGAGTGTATGCTTCTGCATCACATCGAAATGGAGAAAGCCTTCCTATTCGGTGCGGCGCATGAGGCGTCGGGTAGCGGCGCTGCGGAGCGCGGCACTCGGGGTATGCTGTTCCACATCAACACGCTAGTAAAGGACTTCTCCGCTGGTCTGGACATCGACACCTGGGAGAATTTCCTCGAAGACCTGTTCCGCTATGGCTCGAACCAGAAGTTGATGCTGGCCGGCGGCAGGGCGATCAACGTAATGAACAAACTGGCTCGGATCAACGGGCACATCGAACTGGTCCCCAAGGCCGAGACCTTCGGCATGGCGATCTGGTCCTACCTCTGCCCCTTTGGGGAACTGATGCTGAAGATTCACCCGCTGATGAGCGAAAACGCTACCTTCAACTCCTGGGGTTTCGTATTCGACACCGGCCAGCTTCGGTATCGCTACCTCAAGGGCCGCGACACCCAGTACCTCCGCAATCGTCAATCTCCTGGCGATGACTGCACTCGGGACGAGTATCTGACCGAGGCGGGCCTGGAGGGTCGTTTCGAACAAACCCACGCTCTGATCAAGAACATGACCTCCGCCGTGGTGTAACCGTTAATCCGGGTGGGGGCTTCGGCTCCCACCCACTGCCTTCTTTAAGGAAGCAATCAAATGGGATTCCAAATTGACGCAGTAAGGGCGATCAACAGCATCTACAAGGGCGACGGCGTCTTTCACCGCAAGGTAGTGACGCTTACCAACGCCCAGATCAAGGCGATGAGGGCCTCCCCTGTGGTGCTCTTACCGGCTCCAGGCGTGGGTTGGTGGTACGAAATCGAGGATGTGGTGTTGATCCTGAACGCCGGGTCAAACGTCCTGTCTGAGAGCACGGCCAACCTGCAAGTAAGGTATGGTGCTTCTGGTAGCGTGTACCCGCTGGCTGTAATCGAGATGACCGGCTTTATTGATCAGGCGGTGGATCAACTGTCGATCAATTATGCCGTTGCGATTGTTACCACCCCGGCCTCTGGAGTGGTCAACAAGACCGTCGAGATTTACAACAACGGCGCAGCTGAGTTTGCCGGTAATGCTGCCCTCGACGCCACCATGACCATCATCGTCAACTACCAGATTCACAAGTCGTACCTGTAAACTATGGACTACACCTGCCCTAATTGGCCTTTCTACGATCTAGGGAAAGGCGTCAGATTCGAGGACGGCAGATTCTCAACGGCTGATCCCGGCCAGCAGAAGATCATCGAGGCTAACGACAAGTTCATGGTCTTTATCTGGCCGGTGTCACCACCTGCCGAGAAGGAAGAAGTGCATGATCAAGCCAGTGAAGGGGGGCTTCCAGCTCCACAGTGTAACGAAGCCGAGCCGAGCATTGGGGCCGGTGAGAGAGACCTCCTCCGAAGTCTACCAGAAGGACGAGAAACGTGTGGAGTTCTTCAAGAACTTGAAGAAATCGTCCGGGGGTCCGGGATCATTGGCGGCAGAGGTCGGGGCAAACAACCCCAGCCTCGTAAAGCGGGTAAGAGGGCCTAAGAAGCCCAAGAACCCCATGAACTTGAACAAGGGGACGCCTCCCGCACCTGGGAAGGCTCTTACGGGTCTCCCGAGTGTGCAACAGGCCAAGACGCGTGCATCTAAGGTGATGAAATAAATGAACTTCGGGGAACTGAAGACGGCAATAGGGACCTGGCTGGCTAAGGACGAAACTGCCCTGCCGGAGGCCATCAAGGGCCAGATCATAAACATGGCGGTACAGGGTTATTGCCGTCGGCTCGACCTGCGCTATAACGAGTACACCGCTGATGTGAGCGCCCTCGCCACCATTGGATACGCTGACCTGCCAACCGGGTATAGCCGCCCCTACCAGATGTACTATCTCGACTCGGACGGTGATAAGCAGGACGTTGACTATCTCACCCGCGAGGAGTTCTTAATCAAGTACCCGAACTCTACAGTGACCGGCGACGTTAAACATTACGCGGTGTGGGCCGGGAAGATATGGTGGGGTCCTACGCCCTCCACTAGTCGGACGATCAAGTTCGATATTTATCGCGTCCTTGCCGACTTGGTTGCTCCGGGCGACTCCAATGATTTTACCCTTTACGCCTGGTCGCTGCTGCTATTCAAGTCCTGCTGCCTGGCGAGCATCTTCGGTATCGAGGATGCGCGTATGGCTACCTGGCAGTCTGAGTATGTCAGGCTAGAAAACGAGTTATGTCTTGAACATTCCAGGGCCAATAGCGCAGGACGCCGCCCTGTAAGTAGAGATTACGGGTACACCGGGAGAGCATAATGTCGCTTCCAAAACAATTAAAGTCCGCCAGGATGACCAACGACACCCTCGGCATTGATATAGACAACAGGGTAGCCGATATTGAACAGGCTCTTTGTGACATCCTGGGGTTCACGGTTGATGTAGATGTTACCGAGTCGCCTTTCAGTTGCGACAACTCTGGAAGACTGACCAAGGCCCTTATGCGCCTGAAGGCGGCGGGTCCGGTAGGCTTTCGTGTCTACAACTCGACCAACAGCAAGGAGTTCCGGCTGGTGCTCGACGGCACGGATGTAAAGATAGACGAGAACACTGGCACTGAAGGGACCCCCACCTGGACCAACCGGGCGACGATGATTCTGGCGACTGGCGTGTGGACCTTTGCCGGGGCCTCATTCACAGCTATACCTACTGGCCCGGCAGCAGACCCAACTACTGATAACCAACTCGCCCGCAAGAAGTACGTCAATGACCAGGATGCTCTGAATGAGAAGGTAGCCAATAAGGGCGCAGCTAGTGGTTACTGTGCCCTAGATGCTGGCTCCAAAGTGCCTACGGTAAACCTGGGCGGGGCCGGGGCCGATGTCACTAAGGTTCTCCGTGGGGACCAGTCCTGGGTAACTATACCGTCTGTGGGCAAGGTTCTACAGGTAGTAAATGCGCAGACCGGAGAAATGGCGTATGGCAGTGGTATCATGTATCTGGATGACACTATCCCCCAAAACACCGAGGGCGACCAATATCTGTCTGTTGCAATAACGCCGCACAACGTCAACAATAAGTTGCTCGTGGAGGTGATTCTCAACTACTCCGTTAGCTCAGGAGACACCATAATTGCAGCACTATTCAAGGATAGCGTGGCTGATGCTCTTGCGGCTGCTACCGACTTGCCCGCCCAAACTTCGTCTTATATGTACCAGATGTGTCTTTTCGCCTACATAACCGCTGGCACTGTCTCTGCTATGACGCTCAAGGTGAGGGCCGGTATTGTCGGCGGGTCTGGCACCTTTACGCTCAATGGTAAAAGCGGGTCACGTCAACTCGGGGGAGTCTTAGTGTCCTCCATCACCGTCACCGAAATTGAAGTGTAATGGCTACCTCTAACCCCGGCATCCAGATCAAGCCTCCCTTTGGGGGCCAGATGTCCGGTAGGGACCTGATGGATATTCCAGAGGGTTACGCCCGGACAGCATTGAATTGGCTCAAGCGCGGCGGCGGTTTCCAGATTCGGCCCGGCTACTCCCAGATAGGCTCCTCCCTAGGCAATCGGGCGTGCGGGGTCGTTCAGTACGACCACCATCTAGGCCACCGTTTCACAGTAGTAGGTACGACTGACAAGTGGTGGCATTGGAACCTAACCGATCTGGCATGGATCGACATAACCGAAGGCGGCAACGGACTCACCGGATCGGAGACAACCAGCCAGGTATTCAGAGTATTCTACAAGAGTAATATGGCCTACCTACTCGGGGTGAATGGTTATACCAATGCACCTAAGAAGTGGGATGGGGTAACTGCCGTTTACGACGATATAGCCGGAAGTCCCCCCAAGGCTAAGTGCATGGCTGTGAATAACAACCGGCTCCTACTCGCCAACACCTACACAACCCAGGCTAACGTACATCAAGTCGATGTTAGCGCCTTCAATGATTTCGAGGCTGGCTGGGGTGGGACAGTACAACTTGTAAACTTGATGGATACTCCTGGCGAGATTGTCGAGATGCGGGAACTAGGGAATCTTGAGACGGCTATCTACAAGACCGATGCTATATACGTTGCTGTGGCCCAGGCCAACCTTAGTCCGTTCTTCTTTGAACTCCGCGCCCCTAGTATCCAAGGCCCAATATCCCCGCGCTGCGTGGTCTCTACCCCCAACCTACACATCTTTATGGGTCGCAACGGCGGCCTCTGGCAATTCGACGGCATCCATGTAACTCCACTGCCCGATCTTTTTAGGCAGCACATCATCAACACCGCCGATCTTGGCGCTCTAAATAGGTCCTTCGGCTGGTATGATGGTGTGAATGGGGAGATATGGTTCGTCTACCGCGGCTCGGGGTCAGCGAATCCTAACCTAGGTCTCGTGATCAATGTATCCGATATGACTGCCTGGCCGGTATCATTTGCAAACTTCAGGCCGACCGCCGGACTGGGGGCAGAGATCGAGGAGAATATAAGGATCGGGGATATGGTACTCCCCCTAAGTGGTTACTCCACTCCACTCTCCGATATGTCCCACCTATACTTCAAAACTGCACTTGTTGGACACACCGGCGATGTGGTCGAAGAAGGCGGGTACACCGATAAGGGCGACGCTATCCCGTTTGACCTGGAGACTGGTATGCAATCTCCGTCAGACGCTAAGGCGTACTTCACAGCCGCCGAAGTTGATAGCCTGTTTGCCAGGACCAGTGCAAGTCAGGCGGTGGAAGTCAAACTCGGTTCGTCTGTCGATGGAAGTGATCCAGCCTATACCTCACTCGGGTCAGTAGATGTGGGTAATGTTGGTCCGTATAGTCTCGGGGCCAGACTTACCTCCCGACTATTCTCCCTACGTATTATGGGAAACGCTACTCAACCTGTCAAGTGGCGCGGGTCGACAGTAAATGGCGTAATCAGAGGACTTCGCTAATGAGATTCAGTAGTGGCATAACGCTACCGGCATTACCCAGGAAACCGGAAGAAATTATTACCTGGGCCGCTGGTCTACACAAAGCCATGCACACTCTTATCTCTCAAATCATGGGACGTTTGAATGACATGATTATCGAGGGCGAGGATGCTTCAAAACCTGCTGCTTCCGGTAGCAGGAGATTCTACTTTGCTACCGACACCTCCAAAATGTACTACGATGCCGGTGCCTGGGTGGTTCTGAACTAATGGAACAACAATTCTTGCTACTTGAGAAGACTAATCCTATGGCCTGGGCGTTCATGCCCTACGCTTTGGACCGGATCAAGCGGTTTGCAGTAAAGTATGAGACGGATACCCGGCCAGAAGAGCTTGCCGCCCTGATCCAGACGCATTTTGTGTCCGATGCCCCACTTCTAAAGGTTGCTGTGGCCTACCAGAAGGGGAAAGGGGTGTTCGCGCACGCTCTAGCGTGTATTGATGACATCACCGGCACGCGTTTCTTGACTATTATGCAGTTGGAGTCCGATATTCCCTTCAAGGACAGGTCGGAAGTCAACAATATGATGGGTCAATTCAAGATGTGGGGTCTTCGGAATGGGGCCGTTGAGATAAGACTAGTAACAATGGACGAAAAGCACGTCAGAATGTTTGAAAGATACCACGGATTCAAGAAACATCGTATCTCGATGAATAAGTCGTTGTTGGAGGATTAGAATGGCTGGTGGCGGTAGTAGCACACAGAGTTCGATGGGGCAACAAACAAGTTCGTCCCATTCGGAAGTTGTAATTCCCCCTGAATTAAAGCCATTATACACGCAATCGGCACAGGGTATGCAGAACTTACAGAATCTAGCCCCCCTATGGGGATCACAGGAGACCGTGTTGAACCAGGGGGCGGTTCCGACTGGAATCAACTATAACTATATTCCTGGGACACCGGCACCCGACCAACCCACTTATTATCAAGACAGTTCTGGGAAGATGTATACCGCTGATAAACTAGCGCCCCCCACCTGGTCTGGCGACCCGACTCA